GACAAACTCATATATCCGTTTAGGCATCTTGCGACTCCTCTTTCAGGACTTCCAAGGCTGAATCTACTGTGTGGGGTAGATTGAGGATTAGCCTAGCTATGTTCAGCTGTCCCTTCTTGTAATAGAGTTCATTGGCGTCCTTTACAGACTCAATGCCCTCTATTGCATCTGACAACGTAGTTAGTTCTTTCTCTACGTTCTTCCAACCTTCTGTAAGCAGCATCTCTTGAATCTGCTCATAGTGTTGTATATCTGCCTCATTCATATTGTTTCTCCTCCTTAGGACAATAATGCTTGACTTCTCATGGCATATGTGCTATAGCGCCGGACTATAACACAAAACAGCAGAAATGTCAAGCCTTTTTTGAGGTTTTTGGCTTAGGCGCTGCAGCAGCCTCTAGAGCTGTCTCTAGTGCTGCAATGCGCTTCTCTAGGCGTGCGTAGGCAACATTGATCTGCTCTACTACGCTTTCCAACTCTTTATTGCTGACCATTTCTACCGTTCTCCTTTGCTACTTCTAGTCCTAGCTTCTTCTCATCAAGAGCAAGGTTGGCTAGTTTCATACGCTTCTCAAAGTCTTTATCACTCTCAGAAGCTGTCTGGGATGACGCTACAGCCTTAATACGAGCCGTCTCAAGCTCCACAGGGACGCCTCTAGCCTCTAGAGCAATCTTCTGCGCCCTAGCGTTAGACTCCGCTGCCTGAGCGTTCAGAGCCGCTGTCTGGCTGTTCTTAAAGGCTCTGTCTTCCTCTGCCAACGCCTGCTGCATCTGCTGCTGTTCAGGGTTAGGCTGCTGAGCCTGTATCATTGTCTCAATCAAGTCTTCACGGTTAGTGATGTTCATGTTGTCAATGACTGCCTGCATGATGACAGGGTATACAGGAGACTCTTGCGGCATAGTCTGTAGCAGCTGTACAAGCTGAGCCACTTCGTACTCACGAGCAACAATGCCCAGTGTGCTTGTAGCAACGAACTTATAGTCGTTAACAGGGAACAACTCAGGCTCAAACTGCATATAACGCCACGCAGCCTTCTCAATGAAGGGCAGCAGGAACGACTCTTGGAAGTTCACTAGCGTGCGCTTCTGGCGCTTGATGATGCCGCCTAAGCTCATAGAGCTGCCTGCAGACGTTGTGCCACCGCCGTTCATAGCCTGTTGTGCTGTGTCAACACTGCCCGTAGCAGCCTGTACCATGCGTTGTAAAGAGTCAGCCTGTGCAAACGTTATCTGACTAACCTGCCCAAAGTTGAAGGGCTGTATGACCTCTGCAGGGTTGCCGTTGGTTAGCAGTAGCTTGCCTGCCTTCACCTCAGGCTTAGTGCCACGAGGCATACGTGTTGCGTCCATAGCGAGCATTGGGTGTACAGTGAGGGCTAGAGCGTCAATACGAGCGCGTAGCTCTGCATCGAGCGCCTTTTGGCTGTTAAAGCCCTTCTCACACACGCCCATGCCCCAGAAGCGGCTAGGCACTACATCCCACGGGAAAGCCACTACAGGGCGATCAGACATCATGTAAGGTGATGCTTCAGCCTTCAGTAGCGTACCGCCGTTAGCAATAACGACGATAGCCTCTACGTAGTAGCTGTCCCTACCTTCATCGTCAACGTCACTGTCGAAGTTGACCATCTCGTCTTCTTCTTCGTCAAACGCTGTCTCTAGCAAGTGGCGTGGGACAAGACCGTAGTATTTAGTCAGCCTTACCTTCTCTTCAGGCTGCTGCCACAGCTCCTCGTCAGGCTCTAGGTCTAGATCAGGCGCTGCACGCCCAATGTAACCCTTCTTGTAAACACCTTCTTCCTGTAGCTGCTCTACAAGGTGCGTTGACACAAACTCGTCAATAGCGACACCTACAGCACTTTCGATGTCTGTTGCTACAGGGTCAATGAGGAAGTTGTGTGGTTGAATAGGTCGTAGCTTGACGACAGTGCGGTCACGGACGTTGACGCCCACGGCAGTCATAGCACCGTCCATCACAGGCTCTGTAGCCGGAACCATCTCTTTCTTCTTCTCAAGTACAATCTCACCAATGCCTGTGCCGTACACAGCAGCGTTGATGAGACACTCACCTACAGCCTTCCTAATCTTGTTCTTAGTAAACTCTTGCGACAGCGCCTCACGTAGGAAACGCACGTCAGAGCGGTCTGTGTCGCCCATGTCGTCTTGGATGTCAAAGAACTTACCACGCCCAAACGTAGCCTCTTCAACGTCAGCTACAGAAGACTCTACAGCTTGGAGCAGGGCAGGGGAGACAATCTTGCTTCTCTCGCTCTCACGAGTCTTGTCGTCGTCAGACCAGATGCCACGCCACATACGATAGTATTCATCAAACTTCTCGTCGTAGTTGGTTTCAAAGAACTCACGCCAGTTGTCAACCTTGTTAATAACCCAGTTTTCTAGGTCTTCTTCAATAAACCTGACGCTGTCTTCGTTGTAATCTTCCATGCTAATATCCTGCGTAGTTGTCTAAGGATTCTTCGTAGTCTTCTTCAATGTAGCCCCAATCGTAAGCTACATTAGCTAACTGGTCTATGTAGGCCAGTGAGTCAACTGTGTCGTCATGCACTAAATGGTTGGGAAACTGAAACAGCTCGTCCATGAATTGGACATTCCAGTCACCCTTGTTTAACGTAATGTAGCCGTTTTCAAACCTGCCCTGCAGCGCCCACATGATTCTATCGGTCTTCTTTCTGTTACCGTGTGTTAGCTCTTCTACTCTAAAATACTTGTTAAAGCGTTTCATCAGGTCTGTCAGAGGCGACATAACAGCTTGTCTGCTAATACCCTTCTCAATGCCTACAGCAATAGGGTAATGCTCTGTGACGGCGTCAAAGATGCGTGCTGCAGTCTCGTCTAGCGTCCAACGACCAATAATTATCTCTTTAACCCACCACCCGTGTTCGCTGACTTTAACAATGGCTATAGAGCTGTTATCTAGTCTTTTGTTGCTCTTCTTGCCTATCTCTTCAAAGCCTGCCAAGTCACAGGCGATGTAGTAGTCGCCAATGTCAGGCTCATCTTCGTCAAACTTAACCCACTCTTCCTTGAACATCTCAGAGCCACGCGCCTCAAAGGACGCCATAAACTCTTGTCTGAACGCATAAGACGACAACGTACGTTTAGCGCTGTCTATCTCTGTAGGGTCAATTAGAGGGTTGTCGTAGCTTGTGAAGTGCCACGCATTGTAGTCCTCTAACTTGCCTAACGATGCTTCAGTGTACAGGTCATAGAAGTGGTTACGACCCATAGGTGTGCCTATGAACAACGCCTCACCTTTTAAGTCTGACAACGCAGGACGTAGGATCAACTCCCACACCTCAGGCTTAAAGTCTGCAAACTCATCCAAGACTACATAGCGTAAGCTAACACCACGCATAGTCTCTGGTCTGTCTGAACCCTTCAGCGATATGCTAGAGCCGTTAATCAGCTTCAGTGTTAGATTGTTGACGTGACTGTTGGCTATAACGCCCTGCCCCATCTCTAACAGCATATCCCATATGACATCCCTTGCCTGACCTTGCGTAGGCGCAACGTAAAAGACTTTACCGTTCTTAGACGATAAAGCCTTCACAAGCAGCAATGACGCCGCTAGCCTTGTCTTACCTGTACGACGCCCTGCAGCCACCACTTTGAAACGTGACTCGTCTGTCCACACTTCTTGCTGCCAAGGAAGCAGGCTGATCTGTAGGTCTTGCGTTGCAGACATTTAGTATGTCCACACAACTTGTGGCAAGTCTCTTGTATCAACGTGTACAAAGCCTTTAGCAACACCAATGCCGTTAAAGCCTAAGTCAATGGCGTTACGAATAATCGTAGCACGCTCTATACCGTTACTGACGGCAATGTCAGCAGCCATTCCTTGCGTATGTATCCCGCCCTTGGACTTACGAGCCTCTGCAGGGTGTGACGGGTCACGATAGCCACTGGTGATAACAAATGGGAAGCCACAGGCTGCTCTTAGCTTATCTAGCCTACGCACAAACGCAGGAACTATCTTGTTCTCGCCAGTGTGCTTACAAGCAAACTCGTCTAACGTAAAATACTTAAACGTCATCGTCTGTGTCTCCCTCGAGTGTCTCACCAATCGTTATTGGCTCATTTGTGTCTATGCCGTTAATCGTGATGCTAACGGCTGCTCTGCCATTACTGAGCTTATCCTTCTCAAAGTAAGACAGAGGCATAATCCGGTCTATAATTAGCTTCCAAGCCGCAGATTGAGACTTATGATTGTCATCTAACGCAGCATTGAATATGCTATCCATAACCTCCCTACTCTTAGGGCTAGCAAGCATCCTAGCTTTGTACTCTTCAATGGCTGAAGCGTCACCTTTAGGACGCCCTACTTGACCTCTGTTACCCTTCTTCTTTTGTTCAACAAGGGCTTTAGGGGGTCGACCACGCCGCTTCTTTGGCTTAACGTTGTCTATAGAGTCTTTAGAGTCGTTATTGCTCATTGTCAACCTCTATAACGCTTAAAGCGTGTTGTAAGTCGCTAAAGGTGCTTTCGACTAAATAACAACAATAAGAGATAATAACAAATGCTATAACAAAAGCTATTGTTGTAATCATTGTTTTATCCTCTTTAGGAACAATTAAGAGAGCGTATAGAGTCCCTGATAACGTCCTACGGACGTGGGCATTATAGTTTCTCTATAGATGCTATGAACTGGGTAGCATTTATACCACATTTTAGCTCAAAAGTCAAGTCTTTTCTCAACTATTTTTTGTTAGGCTATATAGGCTGTTAGCAACAACGTTGACTATGACGACACTGTGCGGATTTATGGCGAATAAAGAGTCTCCGCAGACGCAATTGTTTCCTCAATTAATACAACTACTTAGCATTGCATAGACTATGTTGCTAAATTGACCTTTTTTGTTAAATTTAAGTTGCTAAATTGCACTATTTTGTGCTTCAGAGCCTACCACTATAATTCTCCACAGCCGCCACAGCACCCCCGCCCTAAATTGCTACCCCGCCTTAGTTGGCACGATAGTTGCATAGCTGCAGAGCCTGCAGAGTTGGCACGATAGTTGCATAGCCTTCGCAGCTCTGCAGAGTTGGCATAGAAGTTGCATAGCCGCTGCAGACTTGACAAGTGTGTGTGTCTGTGTTGCAGCCTACAGAGACAACCTAGACATTGGCACACTAATTGCATAGGCAACACTGGCATGATAGTTGCATAGGCTAACAAGCGACAAGCAAGGTCTGTGCCAACTATGTCGATGGCTCTAGCAGCTCTGTAGAGGCTCTGTGAGCAACGTTAGACATAGGCTGAGCAAGTGGGTTAGGAACAAAATAAAAGCGCTTAAATCGCCAAAATGATCTGAGGCCTCAATATAGGCTGCTATTAGGGCTATAAAGAGAGATGCAAATAAATATGCAATTAGGGCTTGCAATCGTTGTAGGACTCTTTATAGTTCGGGTTGTGCTTAGGCAACACGGCGGCGCTTCCACCGCAAGGGCAAAAGTCAAAGGAAGCACACAG